TCTAAATGGTTTGTTAAGTGATACGTTTTTCCCTCTATAAATCGCCATCTATTTTCCTATCATCTAATCTTTCATTCACTATTGCCTTACATACTGGGCATTGATAAACATCTTTTATTTTCTCTATGAGATACACCTTACAAATAACACATATTTTTTTAGGCTTTTCCATAACATCAGCATCATTTTCTTTTACGTTTACTGGCTCGCCTTATTAGGTCTTTATCAAAAGAACCAGACTTTCCACGACTAATTAGCTTGTTTACTCTTGCCATTGCCCATGCTGACATAGGAATTCTAGGTCTGCTCCCTGACGAAAGAAATGCACCCTGACCTCTACGAAAACTAGCCTTTAAATCTGCTAAATTAAATAACTTAGATTTTTTGGCTTTTGCTCTAAGTGTTGCAATAGTTCTAGCTGATAAAGGTTTTCTTTTTACTGCCATTAAGATTTATTCCTTTTCTTTAATAGTGCCATAGGTATTCTTGCACCTGCCTTATACAAAGAACTAATCTGCTTTAATAAGGTTGCTCTAGCATTTCTTTTTGCACCTTTTAAACCAGATAGATATTTTTTAGGTATCTTGGTCTTTTTATCTTTAGGAACTTTCTTCGCCAACTGTTTGCCCCTCTACTTCGGTTGTCTGGAATTGCCCTCTAACAGTTCTAACAGCATCTATTTCTTCATTAATAGTTTTCATAGTTTCGTTATCATCTATTACTGCTTCTGCTATTTGCTTATCTATTTCTTTATTAAAGGTTTCTGATTTTATGCCAGATGCTTTAGCCATTTGTAGATATTGCAGGTCATTTGCCCAATCTCTAATATCAAAAGTGTCTGGATAATTAACTGAACCATTCCATTGTTTATCTAACCATTTAGCAAATAAACCCCAGATTTGTTCTTCTGCATTTTCTAAATAATCGGCTTTTTCTGATAATCTAGCATTTAAAAGTTGAAATTCTGTTTGTAAGGCAATTCCACTAGCTATTTGTGTACCAGTTGCCCTAACAGAACCCATATGGGTAATTCTATCAATAGCATCAACTTTATTTTGTATGCACTTCATTATTCCATCTAGGTTTTGACCACTAGGTTGGATTATATAAGGCTTTAAAGATGAATCTAAATCTTCTGGTATTTCTATTATAGCACCTGCACCTGCACTAGCTTCAACATTAGGTGTTTTAACTAAACTTGGGTGATTGGCTAATCTGATTAATTGTTCTTTCTCGGAATAATCATTATAAATAGATTGTTGCAAATGTGCGACATCAGCTAAATCACTAATACCAATAGGTCGCTTATTACCTCGCAAATTATAAACATTAACAGCAGGAATAGTTCCTATTGGATTAGGTATTTCTTCTAATAACTTAACTTCACCCTCTGATGTTGGTTGATCGTATTCTTCTACTGAATATGTAGTTATAGTTTCTTCTGTAAATACTTTTATGATTGCTCTATCTGCATTTATATCTTCAACAATAACCAGTAAATCTAAATAAAATCTTCCACTAGCTGATCTTGCATAATTCCAATTAACTATGTTTTCTGGTGTATATATTGAAATATAAGGTCTAATATCTTGAGCAAGTTCTTCTGCTCTAGTCTTTGCATTAGATTGTGGCTTATCAACTACAATCCAACAATTACCATAAATACTAGCATTCATCTGGACTTCTCGCATGACTGAATCAAATGACCTACCATCTAAATCAGCATCTTGAATAAATGAACTTAATTGTGGCTCATTATCTAAATCACCATAATCTCTTGATGGTGGTACTCTCCATAAGAAACTGGTGTATATCTGGACAACATTCTTACAATGATTATCTAAGGGTGTATGCCTAACTCTTTGGTCATATTCCTCTGGAGATTCTAATACATATCTGTGTAAGTAATAACCATTTTTATAGTCATTACCACCTAAATAGCTTCTTATGTAAAACTCCCAATTACTTATATTTGAGTGCCATAAATCATGTTTTTGTGTAAGTGTTTCTCTATCCATTAACTCCACCTCTTAGGTTGGCTAGGTGCAAAATTACGTCTTAGTGGGAAATTAAACTCTATTAAATAGCCAAGAGCATCATTCATATGGTCATACCCACTATCTTTATCAGGTACATGAGTTCCCTCTTTGTATATTTGTCGTTCTATGCTTTTAATAACATTTTTGCAAGATTTAACAATAAACAGACTATTTTTCCCATTAACATTTTTTAATTTTGCATTAACTGCATTAATTCTATCCCTAATTAAAGGTGCTGTATTTTTACATTTTACATCAAATCCTGCATTTTTCAAGATACTTAAATCAGTAAATCCACCTGCTGATGTTTTTCTTTGTCTAGCACTAGGGTCTGGATAAACAACTATCTGTTTATTTTTGTATCTATTCTTTATTTCATCACACATTTCTTGGGTATTTGATGAATAAATTTGTATCTCATCAACGACTATTATTTTCTCATTAATTATAACACAAACTACAGCACTCATAGGGTCTACGTTGAAGTCTAAACCTATGTGTAAAATTGCTGTTTCTTTCTGATATTTTTCAATAATATTACTTTCTCTACTGAAATTGTAATAAATCATTCCAGAATAATTAACAAATGTGGCTTCATATTCTTGTTGAAATGTTCTTATATCTAAATCTTGTTTTGCTTGCTCTACTTCGTCTTTATCTACATTACCACCCTCGATAGTAGTATATTTAAAACTCGCCCAGTCATTGTTGGTTTCACCTTGCTTAAATAGTTCATATGACCAGTTACCAAACCCTCTTGGACTTCCACAGAATAGGGCATGACCTTTTGTATCTGATAATGTAGGTCTTAAAACCTCAAACCATGCTTCTTTATTAACGTCTGCAAACTCATCAATACAAAGAAAGTTTAATCCAACACCTCTTAATGATTGCTCATTATCACTTCCCCTAAGTGTAATAGTTGAATTGTTTTTAAGGGTAATAGTCAAATCACTATGGTTTATTGCCTTAACCCATTTGTGATATATCATTTTTTCTTTTAATACATTCCAACATATGGCTTTAGCTTGTCTATAAGTTGGAGCAACATACCAAACTTTCTGATTTGGTTTACTAGCAAACTTTGCTAATTCATTAATTGCTAAAAATGTTTTTCCAAATCTTCTACCAGTAACCAGAACCCTAAACCTAGATTCATTATTTATTACTTTTTTTTGTGGTTTTGTAAGAGGCATCAATCAGATGACCATATTAAAGGCTCTTCTAATTCATTTTGTTCTATTCTATCTTGTTGACCCAACATATTCTTACCTAAGAAAATAAGCATACTTACATTTCCACTTTCACACGCTTTCCATTGTAACTGCCTTAACCTCATTTTTTGCTCTGCCCTACCTTTTGTCAGAAATTCCGAATAACTCTTTTCTAATAGGTCTGAAGAACACCCAAAGAAGTCACCCATTTCTTTATTCGTGCATCCTAATTTAGCTAATGTCGTTAATTGTTTAGTATCTATTATATATTTTTTAGGTCTTGCCATTATCCTCTTTTTCCCTTTGAGTAAAAGTTCTTTCCTAATTAACAAATATTATTAAATAAATCTAATTAATTTTTTTGGCTTTATTACCAGTAAAGTTCTCCCATCTTTGAATTATTACATCTATATACTTAGGGTCTAGTTCCATAATCCTTGCTTTACGATTATTTTTTTCACAAGCTATTAAACTTGAACCACTACCTCCAAATAAATCAATAACAATATCTAATCCTTTTGAACTGTTTAAAATGGCTTCTTCTATTAATCCAACTGGCTTTTGAGTTGGATGAACATAGTTAACTTGGCTGTCTCTGTTAAATTTCCATATAGTTGTTTTAGTTCTATCTGGAATAAAATAATGTTTACCTTTTCCCTCTTTCCATCCATACAAAATAGGTTCATGTTGCACTCGATAATCTTGCCAACCCATGCCTGCTGATTGTTTCATCCAAATTATAGTTGAGGATTTTTTAAAATATTCAGAAAATGTGCTTTCAAATGCAATCTTTGGTGCTGACTGACTATCTGGATGACACACATATATTGAAGCAAGTGGCTTCATTTTAGCGTAAAAACAACTAAAAAATTCTCTACAAAACTCATGAAACTTATCTTCATTCATATTATCATTTTTAATAGTGCCTAAATTATTTTTACCCCTACCAGAATAATCCACATTGTAAGGTGGGTCTGTAAAAACTAAATCAGCAAATTCTTCTGGCATCAGCTTATCTAAATCATAAATTTTTGTGCTGTCTCCACACATTAATCTGTGTTCACCTAATTGATAAATATCACCTAATCTAGATTTTGGTTCTTTAGGTGGTTCGGGTGTTTCGTCTTCGTCTGTTAAATATTCTTCATCATTTTTTAAAAACTTATCTAATTCAGATGAGTCAAAACCTAAAACATCAATATTGTAATCATCATCTAATAAGTTTTTTATTTCTAAATTTAATAAATCAAAATCCCAAGCACTTTCTTCATTTAATCTATTATCAGCTATTCTATATGCTTTAGCCTTAGATTCAGATAAATCAGCGACTAATACTGGAACTTCTTTCAATCCTAGTTTTTTAGCACCTAATAATCTTGTATGACCTACTATAACAACCATATTTTTATCAACTACTATAGGTTGTTGAAAACCATATTCATTTATGGAACTTGCTACTTTATCCACACCTTGATTTTTTCTAGGATTATTATGATAAGGAATTAACTTATCTATCTCAATATTTTCAATATTCATTTTTTTTCCTAATAATTAAAAATTCTTCTAATAATATAAGTTCTAATTAAACTTACTACAGTAAATGCCAAACCTATATATAAACTATCTGTTAATGATACATAATAACCAAATAAAGGTAGCACTAATAAATTAGTTAAAACTGCAACAATGTAACCGATAAGCACATTTACAAAAGACTCTAACATACTCATTTTTTTTGATTGTTTTTTTATATAAGTAGCAGTTATCATAATTTTTCCTAAAATACTTGCGATTTAAAAGCCATACAGAGGGGTCAAACTAACCCTATGGTATGATTGCACCTCTTAAATTAGTCTAAACTCCCTACAAACTTTGCATTAGCATAATCGTAATTTCTATTTTTAGCAGTAACTCCAGATGGTTGTACTTCTAAATCTTTATCTTGATCGAACTTAACACCTAAATAATAATCCATATAACTAGTGAACTTATAAGAACCCTCTTTGTCTTTATCTGATAGTTCTTTGGGTACATCTTCAAATTTACCCTCATCATCTGTTTTAAGTCGTTTGTTTTTATTTTTAAAATCTCTAAAAACCTTTTTTAAACCATAATAACTATTTTTGACTTCGCTATTTACATACATTTTCAATCTCCA